GAAAGGGATTACTCGTGAGAAGCACACAAATTCCTTTGTTCACACCAGAAACCGAATGGGTTATGCCCGAAGAACTAAAAGATCTTAAAGGCTACAAAGAAATAGCAATTGACCTAGAAACAAATGATCCAAAACTTATAGAGTTAGGATCTGGTAATGTTACTGGTAATGGACACATAGCTGGAATTGCAATAGCAGTTGAGGGTTGGGCAGGATATTTTCCTATCTATCATGAATCTGGTGGTAACTTAGATAAGAAATTAGTTTATTCTTGGTTACAAGAAATTTTTAATCAAACAGATACTACATTTATATTTCATAATGCTATGTATGATGTGTGTTGGTTAAGAACAGAAGGTCTTATTGTTAAAGGAAAAATTGTAGACACCATGATAGCAGCGTCTTTGATTGATGAGAACAGATTGTCTTATCAATTAAATACGTTGTCTAGACATTATATTGGTATGGGTAAAGATGAAAATATTTTAAATGCAGCTGCAAAAGAATATGGATTAGATCCAAAGAAAGATATGTGGAGATTACCTGCTTTGTTTGTAGGTCAATATGCAGAACGAGACGCAGAGGCAACACTTAAACTTTGGAAAAAATTAGAAACAGAACTGTATAAAGAAGAATTATGGGATGTATTTAATTTAGAAACAAAACTATTTCCTTGTTTAGTTGATATGAGATTCAAAGGTGTAAGAGTTGACCTTGAAAAAGCTGATAAAATTAAAAAAAATCTTATGCAACGAGAGGCTAAAATTGTTAGTAAAATCAAGGATTTAACAGGAGTTAATGTAGAAATACACGCAGCTAGATCTATCGCAAAAGCTTTTGATAAATTAAAATTGCCATATGATCGAACAGAAAAAAGTAATGAACCTAGTTTTACAAAAAACTTTTTACAAAATCATCCACATGAATTACCAAAACTAATTGCAGACGCAAGAGAAATAAACAAAGCACACACAACATTTATTGATTCTATAACTAAACACGCAGTTGATGGTCGAATACATGCAGATATAAATCAAATTAGATCAGACAATGGTGGAACTGTAACAGG